CGCCGTGAGGAGCGCGCCCGGATCAGGGAGCGGGAGGACGAACTGGAGGAGGCCTTCCAGTCGCGCGACTGGGACACCGTCGAGCACCTACAGTCGCCTACCGAGCGGGAGACGCCCGCGGACGAGTGGGAGTGGTCGGCTCCCGAAGAGTCACGTCAGCACGATTCGCAGATCAACCCATTCACGAGTGAAGAGGTGGCTCGCCTCATCTCTCGGAAGTACGGACGACGCCTCATGCGCCGCCGCAAGGCTGGCCCCTGGACGGAGGTGGTTCCCGATGGACACGACGCGTGCTGACGTGAAGGCACGGAAGCGACACGCCTGCGAGGTGTGCGGCTGGCCCATCGAGCCGGGCGAGACATACGAGCGGGCCGTGACGTTCGATGCCGGATCGGTCGGCGTCTGGAAGTCGCACCTGACGCCGTGCGCCGTGGCGACGGACAGGGCGTGGCTGGACGGCTACGACGATGGGGGGCTGATCTCCGCGGACGCGGTTGCCGAGTGGGCAGAGGAGCGCGAAGACGAGGACGAGCATGCTGCCGAGCTGAACCGTCGACTGCGGATCAATCACGAGCGGTGGCGCGAGCGCCGCATGAAGGACTTGGAGGTGGTTCCCGATGACCGAGCGTGACGACCTGAGCACGGTGACCTTTGCGGAGTCGCAGGCCTGGGTGAAGGCCAGCCTCTCGCGGATCTTCGAGCGCGATGAGTTCTACGCCGACGAGTTCTCGCACGACATCCTCGGCGAGAGCGAACGCGGCACGATCATGGCCCCGAAGCCGGGCACCGACGACTGGTGGGAGCCGTTCGACATGACGAAGCCGGAGCATCGAGCGGCGCTGGACGAGAGTCTGCGCCGCGGTGTGATCGGGTTCCTGGATCTGGAATACGGGGACGACCGATGACCGAGCGTGACGAGTACACGCCGAGCCTGGACGACGTGCGCATGTGCTACGGCGCGCTCGGCTCGGGTCCGAACTGGGACGAACGTGTCATCGAGTTCGACCGCTGGCTGTCCGCGCACGATGAGGCCATCCGCCGTGAGGAGCGCGCCCGGATCAGGGAGCGGGAGGACGAACTGGAGGAGGCCTTCCAGTCGCGCGACTGGGACACCGTCGAGCACCTACAGTCGCCTACCGAGCGGGAGACGCCCGCGGACGAGGCTGTGCAACGCGTGGCGGCGGCGCTCGCGACCTACGACCTCTACGGGCGGATGGACGCCGACGCTGACGTGTGGGCTGAGGAGACTGCGCCGGAGGACCAGGCGCGGTACGCCGATCACGCCCGCGCCTTGCTCGCCCTGGAGGAGGTGGTTCCCGATGACCGAGCGTGACGAGCCGCTGATCGAGGGCATGAAGATCGACGCCCGAAACTACATGCGACACAACCCGCGTGTCTGGCACGAGGCGCTGGAAGAGGCGATCGACAAGTACCTGCCGCCTCTGATCGAGGCCGTCCGTGCCGAGGAGCGCGAACGAACGATCGACGAAGCGCAGGACAGCCTCGTGCGCCAGGACGTGTTCACGGAACGGTCGCTTCGGATCCTCGACGGGATCAGGGGGCAGAAATGAGCGAGCGCGAGGAACTTGCCCGGGTCGTCCGCGATTTCCTCAGCCCCGGCACATGGGAGATCCGCGAGAGCGACTATCTCCTGGCCGACCGCATCATGCCGGTGATCGAGGCCGTCCGCCAGGAGGAACGCGAACGATGCGCCCAGATCGCGGAGAGTCACGAGAAGCACACGATTCACCCGTGGGTCCCGCGGTCGATCGCGCGGCGGATCAGGGAGCAGGGGAAGGAGCAGGGATCGTGAGCATCGATCAGGAGGCCCGCGCCGAGGCGGTGCGAACAGGTGCGCCCGAGGTGCAACTCTTGGCATGCGCCGAGTGCGGTGTCCTCCTGTGGGACATCGACGCCCACTACCGACAGGCGCACGCGACCGGCCCCGCGTCCGCCACAAGGGAGACGGTGACCGAGGAGATGGTCGAGCGGGCGGCGCGCGCCTACTGGCGGAAGTCGATGGAGGACGTGGGCGTCGACCTTGACGACTGGGAAGAGTCCGAGCGCGAGCAGTACATGTGGGCGGCCCGTGTCGTCCTGGAAGCCGCGCTCACCGAGAAGGGAGACGAGTCGTGAAGGAGTGGATCACGGTGGAGGCGGCCGCTCTCGTCGCGGGCAGGTCGAAGCGGACGGTCTACGAGTGGGTACGGACGGAGCGCATCGCCTCGCGGATGATCGGCGGGAAGGTGCACGTCCTGTCGAAAGCGGCTGCCCGGCTGGGTGAGGAGCTGAAGCGGGGACGCCCGGCGGGTGTCCCGACACGCCGGTGAAGATCCACCCGAATCCAGATATGCAAATCCTGCATTCGTGGCACAGTGAAACGTAGATGGTGGAGCAGTCCGCCCAGAACGAAGCCCCGGCCCTCACGAAAGAGGAACCGGGGCTTCGTCGCGATCAGCCGACCATCCGAGGATCACGCGCCGGCGGATTGAAGCTCCACCCGTGACCGCATTCCCGGCACTCGCCGCGCAGCTTCGAGAGCGTCCACCGCGGCGGGTTCGTCGTCACGTCCGCCAGCCCTCCACACTTCGGGCATTTCGTCGTAGCCATCGTGGCCCCTTCCTCCCCCAGCGCCACGCATGGGGGATCAACGGTACACGGGGCCACCGACACTGCTCGGCGAAGGTCAGCCGAGCAGCGCCCGATTGATCGCGTCGGCGACGGCCTCGAACTCGGCATTCTTCGACGCCCGCGAGAACTGCACGGCGTACTTGTCCACCTGCACCGCCTGCGTCCGGTTCCGCACCTTCCCGAACGCCGCCGTCGGCTCGCCCGCCCCAGCGACGATCACACGGATGTGCCCGGCCGTCAGCCCGGCCTTCTTGAACTCGACGCCCTGGATCCGGTCGAGCGGGATCGTCTGCGTCGACCCCTTCGTCTTCAGAATCACCCCGTTGCCGAGGAACTCGATCGAACCGTTCAGGGACTCTGCCTTCACGCTGCTCATGCCGCAGAGGGTACCGGAGACGCGTGACCCGCGAGCCTCTGGCAAGAGAGGAACGGCGATGGCCAGCGGAGTCCCCGGGAGATCCACGGCGCAGCACCGGAAGAACCGGGCCGACCTGAAACGGCTCACCGCGGAGCACAACCTGCCGTGCGCGATCTGTGGCCAAGCGATCGACACGACGCTCCCGAGGAACCACCCGGAGTCGTTCGAGTACGACCACGTGAAGTCGATCAAGACTCACCCGGAGCTGGCGGACGACCCGGCGAACGGGCAGCCCGCACATCTGCGGTGCAACAGGAACAAGGGAGCGGGCGACGCCCGTCCCGGCCTGGGCGACCCATCCGAGGTGTGGTGACCGATCACCGCGTCGCCGCGCCGACGGGTAGGGGCGTTCAAATCTCTGCAACTCGACGCCCAAAGCACTCCGCCGGCAGTGATCTATCCCCCTCCGGACGATGTTGTCCCATGTCCCACCCCTCAGGGAGGTGGTCGCGATGCCGATGACACCTGAGGAGCGACGGAAGCGGGATCGGGAGCGGAAGGCGCGTCAGCGCGCGGCGAATCGGGAGAAGCCGAAGCTCGAGGCGCTGCCGCAGATCGGCCCGGATCCGGGTGTCGGACGTGGGACAGAACGTGGGACACAGGGTGGGACATCCGCGGACGCCATCCCGTCCAATCTCGAGGCGGCTCGGGAGGTCGTCGCGGAGCTCGAGGTGCCGGTGCGCGACCGGTGGAGGGTAGCGCTCGTGCTGCGTCTCGCGGCGGATCTGGATGCGCCGCTCGCGATTCCGCAGCGGTCCGGTCTGGCCGCGAAGTACGAGGCGAGCCTCGAGGCTCTGATCGCGGCCGCGAAGCCGCGCGAGAGGGACGAGCTCGACGAGCTGCGCCGCCGGTTCTACACCGGGAGGACCGATGCCGTCGACGACGACCCGGAAGCGCGCAAGCGCCCCGCGCGCAAGAAGGCGTAGCGCGCCGCCGCGGATCTACGGGCACGAGTGCCCGCGGGTGTTCACCCCGCCGCGGCGGCCGCTGACGCCGAAGACGTCGGCCGGGTACGCGGCGATCCACTTCGCGGACTGGCTGCACGAGCAGGTGAAGGGCACTCGGCACGAGGAGCTCGCGCCGAAGCTGAACCCGTGGCAGCGGTGGTTCCTGATCCACGCGCTCGAGCTGAACCCGGACGGCACGTACCGATTCAAGACGGTGCTGCTGTGGGTGGCGCGGCAGAACGGCAAGACGTTCATCGCGGCGCTGCTGATCCTGTTCCGGATGTTCGTCGACGGGGACGCGCAGATCATCGGCGTCGCGCAGAAGCTCGCGACGGCGAAGAAGACGTGGGAGCACGCGCAGAAGCTGATCGACGCGGTCCCGCGCCTGGCGCAGGAGCGCGGGAAGACGAACAGCATCAACGGCGAGTTGTGGTTCGAGCTCACCGGCGGGCAGCGGTACTGGGTCGACTCCGCGGAGAACGGCGGCCGCGGTCTCACGTTCGATCTGGTGTTCGTCGACGAGATCCTCAAGCACAAGACGTTCAAGGCGTGGTCCGCGCTGTCGAAGACCACCGCAGCGCGCCGGCGGTCGCAGCTCATCGCGGCGTCGAACGCCGGCGACATGGACGCGATCGTGCAGCGCCACCTGCACAAGATGGCGATCGACGCGATCGAGTCGGGCGACGATTCCACGACGATCGGCCTGTTCTGGTGGTCGCCGCCGCCGGGGATGCCGCTCGACTCGCCCGAGGCGTGGGCGTACTCGAACCCGTCGATGAACTACAACCTGCCGCAGGAGAACCTCGCGTCGTACTGGGTCAGCGACCCGGCGCCCGTGTTCGCCTCTGAGGTGGGGAACCTGTTCGTCGACGCGTCGGTCGGCGGGCCCTTCCAGCCTGGCAAGTGGGCTGAGGGATTCGACCGAGTGTCCAAGCGCCGCGACGGCGCGCCCGTGTACCTCTGCATCGAGGTCTCCTCGAATCGCGAGTGGGCGCACATTGGCTTCGCCAGCGAGCGGGAGGACGGGCTCGTCCACGTCGGAATCATGGCCTCACGTCCCGGATCCGACTGGGTCGTGCCGTGGCTGACATCGCCCGAGCGGCGGTTCAAGCCCGCGGGGATCACGTTCCAGACCAAGGGCGCGCCGGTGTCGTCGCTGGTGAGCGAGTTCGAGGACGCCGGGCTGGACATCGTCGAGTGGGGCGGAGCGGATCTCGGGCGCGCGACGGGCATGCTGCTCGACGGCGTCAACCTCGGGAAGCTGCGGCACCGTGCTCAGCCTGTGCTTGACGTGGCCGCGGGCACGGCCGTGATGAAGCGACTCGGAGACGGCTACGTGATCGATCGCCACGGGTCACCGGGAGACGCCTCGCCGCTGTCAGCGGTGGCCGGCGCTTACTGGCTGATGAAGAACGCGCCGGAGCTGATCGTCTCGGCCTACGAGGACAACGACCTGATGGTCGTGTGAGATGGGAGGCCACGTGGCTATTCGTGATGCACTGGCCGCTCTGTTCGAGCGCGGCGACAACCGGACGGTTGTGGAGTGGCTGGGCCCCACGATGCGGGAGATGGTGCTCGGGCTGACGCCGGAGGAGCTGTACCGCACGCAGCCGCATCTGCGGATCGTGCTCTCGTTCGTCGCTCGGAACGTCGCGCACCTCGGCCTGCAGGCGTTCAACCGTGTGTCGGACACCGACCGCGCCCGGCTGGTCGACGACCCGCTCGCGCAGCTGCTGTCGCGGCCGAACCCGACGATGACCCGCTACGAGCTGATCGAGACGCTCGTGTCGGACCTCGGCCTGTATGACGTCGCGTACTGGCTGCTCACGCAGTCGAGCACCGCTGCTTCGGGTTGGGAGATCCGCCCGATCCCGCCCTCCTGGGTTGTCGAGACCCGCGGCGGGGATGCGTTCGCGCCCGCGGAGTACGTCGTCCAGAGCCCGGGCGGCACTCGCGTTCCGGTCGACGCCGGGGACCTGATCGTGTTCCACGGCTGGAATCCGGGGCGTCCGAAGCACGGCACGTCGCCCGTGGAGACGCTGAAGCAGATCCTCGCCGAGCAGGTGCAGGCATGGACCTACCGGCAGCAGATCTGGAAGCGCGGTGGCCGTGTGGGCGCCGTGATCACCCGCCCCGCGGGTGTGAATTGGTCGGACGCGGCGCGGCAGCGGTTCATCACGGACCTCAAGGCGTCGTGGACGGGGCAGGGCGAGAACGCCGGCGGCATGCCCATCCTCGAGGACGGCATGACGATGAGCCGCCTCGGCTTCTCCGCGCGCGAGGACGAGTGGGCCGAGGTCGCGAAGGTAGCACTGTCGACCGTGGCCGCTGTCTACCACGTGAACCCGGTGATGGTCGGCATCCTCGACAACGCGAACTTCTCGAACACCAAAGAGTTCCGGAAAATGCTCTACAGCGAGACGCTGGGGCCGACGCTCGCGATGATCGAGGACCGGCTGAACACGTTCCTCGTGCCGCGTGTCGCGCGTGCTGAGCGCGCGTACGTCGAGTTCAACATCGCGGAGAAGCTGCAGGGCGACTTCGAGGAGCAGGCGACGATCCTGTCGTCCTCGACGGGTGCCCCGTGGATGACCCGCAATGAGGCTCGCGCGCGGCAGAACCTCCCGGCGATCGAAGGTGGCGACGTTCTCGTGACGCCGCTGAACGTGATCCTCGGTGGTCAGGCGTCTCCGCGGGACTCGGGGACGCAGAATGAGCGGTCGGCGGTGACGCGCGTGAAGGCGGGGAAAGTGGCGATCAAGGCCGCGAGGAACCCGAACCACGCCGACAAGGTGACGGAGGTGCTGCGCACCTTCTTCGCCCGGCAGCGGAAGTCTGTGCTGTCGGAGCTCGGGTCGAAGGATCCGGAGTGGTGGGACGGGGCACGGTGGAACCGCGAGCTCGCGGCGGACCTGCTGGCTCTGTCGCTCACGCTCACGGCCGACGCTGCGCGTGAGCTGCTCGAGCGGGCCGGGTTCGACCCTGACGAGTACGACGTGGACCGGACGACCAACTTCCTGAAAGCGGTCGCCGCGTCGCGTGCGGACATGATCAACGCGACCACACGGGACCAGATCGTGTCGATCCTCGCCGGGGACGGCCCGGAGGACGCCGAGAGTCCGGCGCACGTGTTCGACATCGCGGAGCAGTCTCGCGCGGCCACCGCGGGAGTCACGCTCGCTACGACGTACGCGACGTTCGCGACGGTCGAGGCGGGTCGGCAGTCGGGCGCTGCGACGAAGTCGTGGCTCGTCACGTCGTCGAACCCGCGCCCCGAGCATGCGGCGATGGATGGCGAGACGGTCGGCATCGATGACCTGTTCTCGAACGGCGCCCGCTGGCCGGGTGATCCGGTACTCGGAGCGGATGGTGTGGCCGGATGTTCCTGCGAAGTGGAGATCTCTTTCGGCTGAAAGGAGCCGTCATGGTGAAGACGAAGGACCTGAGCGTCCGAGTCAAGGCGGGCCCGGATGCCGGGCTCGAGGAGGGGCAGTTCACGGCGTACGCGTCTGTGTTCGGCAACAAGGACAGCTACGGCGATGTGGTCATGCCGGGCGCGTTCGCGGGGACTCTCGAGCGGTGGGCCGCGAAGGACGCGGTTATCCCGCTGCTGTTCGGCCACAACATGTCCGACCCCGATTTCAACATCGGACACGTCGATGCGGTGGAGGACGACCACGGGCTACTGGTGACGGGCTACCTCGACCTCGAGCAGCCGAAGGCCGCGGCCACGTATCGGGCGCTGAAGGGTGGGCGCCTCAACCAGATGTCGTTCGCGTACGACGTCATCGAGGGCGCGTGGGTGACCCGAGACGGTGACGAGTTCTACGAGCTGCGGGAGCTCGAGCTGTTCGAGGTGTCCGTGGTGACCGTGGGTGCGAACCAGGAGACCGAGATCCTCGCGGTCAAGGCGAACGCGGAAGCGCTCGCCGGGGCTGCGAAGGCCGGCAGGGTGCTGTCGGCCAAGAACGAGGACGACCTGAAGGCAGCGCGCGACCTGATCGACCGCGTGCTGTCATCGGCGACCTCAGACGAAGACCAGGAGAAGGCCAGCGGTAACGCCGAGGTCAAGGACGAGGGCGGCGACGTCAAGTCCGAGGGCCGGAGCTCGAACCCGTCCGCCCGAGCACTGGCGATCAACCAGTTCATCCAGACCCTCTGAGAGGGAGGAAGGGGCTCACACCGTGAACCTCAAGGAGAAGCTGCTCGCCCTGCAGAAGGCGATGCAGTCCATCGTGGACGGCGCGAAGGCCGCCGGCCGTGACCTGACCGACGAGGAGATCACCGATCTCGAGTCGAAGGCCGCCGAGGCGGCCGAGCTGAAGGGCAAGATCGAGCGTGCGGAGAAGTCCGCCGCGCTGGTCGCGCAGATCGGCGGCACCGCCGAGACGGAGCCGACCGGCAACACGACGGTCGCGGCGAAGTCGCTCGGTGAGCACTTCGTGAAGTCGGCGGGCGACAAGCTCTCCGGCGCGCGGGGCGAGAAGCGGTCGATCGCGGCGCCCGAGTTCAAGGCGGCGACCGACACACAGGTCACGCCGTCGTCGATCGCGCCGGCGCTGACGACGGTCGACACGAACATCGTCACCGGTGTTCGTCGTCGCCTGACGGTCGCGGACCTGCTCGGCTCGGAGACGATCAGCGGCAACGCGATCACCTACTTCGTGGAGGGTGCCCTCGAGGGCGACTTCACGACCGTCGGCGAGAACGGCCAGAAGCCGCAGATCCACTACGCCGACCCGACCGCGGTGACCGAGGCGCTCAAGAAGATCGCCGCGTTCATCAAGGAGTCGGACGAGATCCTCGAGGACGCCCCGTGGCTCGCCTCGGCGATCAACTCGCGTCTGGTGTACAACCTCGGCCTGTTCGAGGAGAACCAGCTGCTCGCGGGTGACGGCACCGGCTCGAACCTGCTCGGCCTGCTCAACCGCTCCGGTGTGCAGACCGAGACGGCGGCGGACAACACGGACAACGCCGACGCCCTGTTCCGCGCGATCACCAAGGTCGCGACGGGCTCGGGCCTCGACGCCGACGGCATCGTGATCAACCCCGCCGACTACCAGAGCCTGCGGCTGTCGAAGGACGCCAACGGCCAGTACTTCGGCGGCGGGTTCTTCTCGGGCCAGTACGGCAACGGCGGCATCCAGGAGCAGCCGCCGCTGTGGGGTCTGCGCACGGTGGTCACCCCTGCGATCGCCGCGGGCACTGCCCTTGTCGGCGCGTTCGCGCAGTCCGCGTCGGTCATCCGCAAGGGTGGCATCCGGGTCGAGACGACCAACACGGACGAGGACGACTTCACGAACAACCGTGTGACGGTCCGTGCGGAGGAGCGCCTGGCGCTCGCCGATCGCCGCCCCGCGGGCTTCGTCAAGGTCACCTTCTCGACCACCGCTCCCGCGGCGTGATCGCGAGCTGAGGGGCGGGCGTGACCCGTCCCTCAGCTCACCCCTTCCCCGACACCCAGACGAGGAGACGTCATGGCCCTCCGGGAGTACGAGTACAACGGCGGCACCTACCAGTTCGACGAGAAGCTCGCGCCGAAGGGCGCGAAGCTCATCGACTCGAAGCAGCGCGCGCCGCAGAACAAGCAGAAGGCGCCGGCCAACAAGGCCGCGCGGCCGACCCAGAAGTGATCGGTGGAGGTGGTGGCGGTGGCGCTGGATCCGGAGTCGTTCGCGTCCGCACAGGACATGCAGGATCGATCGCTCGGCGCGATCACCACCACCTCCCACCCGTTCCTAGAACGGGAGCTGAAGGCCGCGACTCGCACGATCCGGAACGCGTGCGGCTGGCATATCGCGACTGCTCAGCAGGTGCGGCACCGCCGTGTGCGGCCGTGGCATGAAGCGGTGTGGCTGCCGGCGATGCAGATCGAGTCGATCGTGTCCGCGACTGTCGACGGGGTCGAGGTCACGCCGAGCTCGGTGAAGTTCGACCCGGAGACGGGGTGGACGAACCTTCGTGGGAGCGACGTGACGGTCGAGTACGTCGCCGGGTTCCTCGCGGTGCCGGAGGATCTCGTGCAGCTCACGTTGGAGCTCGCCGCGGGCGGGCTCGGAACACCGCTCGGAATCTCCCGTGAGCAGGCGGGTGGCGTGTCGGTGACGTTCACCCGCATGTCGGGTGCGCTGACCGCCGACGACGAGGCCCGGCTGTCGGTGTACCGGATCGGGGCGCTGCCGTGATCGGCGGGCTCGTCGCACGGCACTTGATCGTGCGGAAGCGGCCCGTGATGGTCGCTGACGGCCGCGGCGGCCACGAGCCGGACTACACGCGCACGACCGACGAGCCGATCGCGGGCTGGGCCGCCGACGCCGGCAACACGGTCGAGGACACCACGAACCGCGACGGCGCGTCCGTCGAGTGGACGCTCCGCGGCCCGTTCGAGGCCGACGTGCAGCGCCACGACCACATCGAGCTGTTCGGCCACGACTACGAGATCGACGGCGAGGTGCTGCGACAGCCGGGCCCGACCGGCGCGACCTCGCACACGATCCTCCGACTCGTGAGGTGGGTGGGCTGATGGCGACGATCAAGAGCGTTCGGCTGAAGCTGAATAGCGCGGGCTTCAAGGAGCTGCTGAACTCGGAGGCCGTGCGCGCCGAGCTCATGCGCCGCGGCGAGGCGATCGCGGAGGCGGCCGGCGGTGAAGCGGCGGGGTTCGTCGCTGAGGAGTCGGTGGCGCCTGACCGCGCGGCGGTGCAGGTGAGCACGACGACGTTCGCGGCGCGCGCCCGGGAGGCCCGCGACCGGACGCTGCTGTCTGCGCTCGACGCCGGGAGGCCGTGATGGTCGAGATCCTCGTCCCCGCCGACCCGGAGGTCGCAGTGCTCACCGAGCTGTCGACCGTGCTGCCGACCCTCGGGAAGCAGCTCAACATGGCCGCGGGCACCGTCGGGACGAAGATCCCGACAGCCGATCCGAAACCGGCCGAGTTCATTCGCGTGGTGGCGACCGGGGGACCGGGGCGCGATCTCGTCACGGGCACGCACGTGCTCGCGCTCGAGGGCTACGCGAAGCGCGAGCAGGACGCGCGGGACTTGTGCGCGCTGGCCGTCGCGGTCGTCGAGGCCGCGGCGCGCGCCGGAGTGCTCGGTGGCGTGCCCTGCTACGCGGCGTCGGCGTCCATGCCGGCGAACCTCCCACACCCCGACGTGCCGACTCACTTCCGGTTCACGTCAACGATCTCCGTCGACCTGCGCAAGGCGACGGTCTGATCCCCACCACCACGCCGACCCGACCGGGTCGGCGGTCTCGTCCTGCCTGAAAGGGGCATACGCATGAGCGTGGATAGCAAGAAGGTGTTCGTCGGCGCCCCGGATCAGGCGACGACGGGCGCGATCCTCACCGGCCCGGAGACCGACGTCGTCCCGGAGGGCATCGACGACTTCGTCGACACCGGCCTCGAGGACTCGGGCTACGTCAACGAGGACGGGGTGACGATCACCCCGTCGGAGTCGACGACGAACATCCTCGACTGGTCGCTGAAGGTGATCCGGAAGATCCTCTCCGAGTTCGACGGCACGATCGCGTGGACGCACCTCGAGCTGTCCGTGGCCGCCCTGAAGAACTACATGGGCGACGACAACGTGACGGTGACCGAGGCGACGACCGCTCACGGCGAGCAGACGCGCGCCGCGATCGGTGCCGGCCAGCGGCCGATCAAGGCCTGGCACTTCAAGATCAAGGACGGCTCGCGCCGGGTGCGCGTGTTCGTCCCGCACGGGCAGGTCACCGAGCGCGGGGAGATCCCGCTGACCGCGTCGGGCGCGGTCACCCTCCCGGTGACGCTGTCGACCTACCCGGACGCCGCTGGCAACTCGATCTACATCTACACCGACGACGGCGTGAAGGCTGCGGCCTGACCCGTCCCGGTTCGACCTGCGGCGGTGGGGCGCTGGGGATCCGCCCCGCCGCCGCAGACTCTCCCGATCCCCGCATCCCCGAAGGAGTCCCCATGGTGTTCGAGGTGCCGGCGTCGAAAGCGTCGATCGACCAGAACCGGTTCAAGTTCAAGCTGCCCGGCCAGAAGAAGACGTGGTCGGTGCCGAAGCTGCAGTTCATCTCGTCCGATCTGCGCCTGCGGATGCAGGAGGCGTCGATCCCGCTGAAGCGGATCATCGACGAGGGTGGGCAGCCCGCCCCGGAGCAGACGCTCGAGGTGCAGGCCATCCAGCGTGAGCTGTTCGAGACGTACGCGCCGGGCCTGTACAAACAGCTGACCGACGATCAGATCCCCGCGCTCATGCAGGCGTGGCAGGAGGCGTCGGGGATCAGCCTGGGGGAATCTTCTCCCTCTGCCGACTGATCGAGCGGTTCGGCGAGGGCATCGAGTTCGATCTGCTGCAGATCGGACGTTCGCTCGACGAGCTCGGCATGACGCTGTCGTGGCGGGACCTGTGGGTCCTGGTGATGCGGTGGCAGAAGACGCCGGGCACGGCGACGTGTGAGGCGATCCACGGGGAGCGGTGGAGCACGGAAGCGCAGCTGCTGGCGACCGTCATCGACGTGCTTCAGCTGGCGAACTGGCAACGGGCCGGCAAGCAGAACGCGCCGAAGCCGAAGCGGTTCCCGCGCCCGTGGGAGAAGGCCCAGGGGCAGAAGCTCGGCCGCGACCCGATTCCGGTGAGCGACTTCGACGCGTGGTGGGACGCGCAGTCTGCGGGCACCGCCCGCTGAGAGGCGGGTGTGATGGCTACTGGTGTCGAGCTCGCGACCGCGTGGATCCGGCTCGTGCCGTCGTTCGAGGGCGCGCAGGATCAGATCACGAAGGAGATCGCCGGCGCGGACAAGGGCGTCGAGTCGGCCGCCACCAACACGGGCAAGAAGTGGTCGTCGGGTGTGCTGAAGGGCGTCGGTGGGCTGGCCACGACTCTCGGCGGGATGTTCGTCGCCAACCAGATCGGCAGCTTCGTCACCGAGTCGATCAACGGGCTCGCTCGGATCGAGACGATCGGCGCCCAGACCCGCTCGGTGATCGAGTCGACCGGCGGCGCGGCGAACGTCTCCGCGGACGAGGTGCGCAATCTCGCCGACAGTCTCGAGTCGGTCACGGCGACCGAGTCGGAGGCGATCCAGGAGGGCGCCAACCTGCTGCTGACCTTCAAGAACATCCAGAACGGGGTCGGCGAGGGCAACGACATCTTCAACCAGGCGACGACCTCGCTGGTGGACATGGCGCGCGCCATGGGCACCGACCCACAGTCCGCCGCCATCCAGCTCGGCAAGGCGCTCAACGACCCGATCGCGGGCATCTCGGCGCTGTCCCGAGTGGGCATCCAGTTCACCGACGACCAGAAGGCGATGATCGAGTCGCTGGTCGAGTCGGGCGACACGATGGAGGCCCAGAAGATCATCCTCGGCGAGCTGAACAGCCAGTTCGGCGGGTCGGGCGCCGCGTACGCGGAGACCTACCAGGGGCAGATGGACCTGCTGGGCCACTCGCTGGGTGGGCTCGGCGAGACGATCATGTCGGCGGCCATGCCAGCGCTGCAGGCGATCACGGGCGCGCTCGCGACGGCGTTCACGTGGCTGTCCGAGAACCAGCCCGTGCTGGTCGCTATCGGCTCGGTCATCGGCATCACGCTGGTGGCGGCGTTCATCGCCTGGTCCGCGTCGATCTGGGCGTCGACGGCCGCGCTGCTGGCGAACCCGATCACTTGGGTGGTGCTCGGCCTGGTCGCGCTCGCCGCGGCGGTCGTCGCGCTGATCGCGAACTGGGACCACGTGGTCGCGTTCGTGACCGACATCTGGAGCGGGTTCCTCACCTGGATCGAGGAGGCAACCGCGGGATTCACCACCTGGTGGGACAACACGTGGTCGGGCATCGCAGCGGCGTGGGACACGTTCTGGGGCGAGACGATCCCGGGCGTGGTTCGGGACGCGTGGAACACCGTGCTCGGCTGGATCGAGGGCGGTGTCAACGGCGCGATCGACCTCATCAACGGGCTGGTCGGTGGCCTGAACGACATCGGCGGTCACGTCGGCATCACCTTCGACACGATGCCCCATGTGGAGCTGCCGCGGCTCGCGGATGGCGCGACGGTCCTCCCGAGGCGCGGTGGCACGGCCGCGATCCTCGCGGAGGCGGGCCGACCCGAGACCGTGGTCGACACGGGTCTGATGAACCGGGCGCTCGAGGAGGGCTTGGTCGGATCCCGGTCCGGTGGCGGGCGCCCCATCGAGATGAAGGTCTACGGAGCGCCGGGCATGGATGAGGCGACCGTGGGGCGCGTCGCTGCCGAGCGGCTCGCATGGGCACTCAGGGAGGCATGATGCCGTTCAGCGTCGCGCAGCTCGGAAGGCTCCGCGTGGACATCGGCGGACTCACCTTCCGCGGCATCCACGTGCGAGCAGGGGACGGTCCCTACTTCGTGATCCAGGAGATGACGGGCTGGGATGAGGCGCCGGACATGCGCCGGGACGAGGAGGACCGTCCGCTGCAGCACGGCGCGTTCGACGCACCGGGGTACCTCACCGCTCGCGTGGTGAGCATCACGGGGGTGATCCTCGGCGACTCGCCGGCGGGCCTGCAACGTGCGGTCCGCCAGCTGAACGGACTGCTCGCCGACGGCGGCGCTGACACGCTCACCGTGCAGGACGCGCTCGAGCCGCTGTGGGCGCGCGTGCGCCGGGCCGGCGCCCCAGGGGTGCGCATCCACGGTGAGGACCCGTCGGTAGCCGACTATCAGGTGCAGTTCTGGGCGCCCGACCCGCGTCGGTATGGGAAGGCCCGGGAGTTCACGGGCGCCCAGGTCGTTCCCTTCCACTACGGCACGATGCCCGCGATCCCAGAGGTGCTCGTCACGGGCATGTTCCCACAGGGATACGTCGTCGCGTACGGGTCGACGGCGTTCATCGTGGATGCGCCGCTGGCAACGGGGCAGACGGACCGCATCGACATGCGCACCGGCTGGCTGTACCGAAACGGTGCGCTACTGACCGGCGCTGTCGCCGCGGCCGAGGTCATCCACATTCCGCCCGGGTCGGCGGATGAACCCATGTCGCTGACCGGGACCGGCGGGGCCGGGTCGATGACGGTGCGCGTGGTCGACACGTTCGCCTGATAGGGGGCGCCCATGTGGCAGTTCTGGATCCACGACACGCAGTCGGGGACGCCGCTGCAGCAGGTTTACCCGGCGGCGTGCCCGTGGGCGCGGCGCCTGACCGGGACCGGCACCGGTACGGCGACGTTCAAGCTCGCCGACGGCACGTCGATTTCGGATCCGCGGTCGCTGCTGACGGCATGGTCGCGGACGCTCGTGGTCCGGTGGGGGACGTTCGTCGCGTACGCCGGGCTGATCACACGCCGGGTGTACGACCGTGACGCCGGCACGGTGCAGGCGTCGCTCAGCGAGCTCCGGTCGCTGTTCTCGAAGCGCCCGACCGGCGGGGCGCTGAGCTACGGGCCGATGTGGAACCTGAATATCCAGGGGCGGTCCCCATCGGGCGCGGCCCGCGCGATCCTCGTCCGCGCGACGGGCATCACCTCGGCGCACGCCCTTCCGATCGACCTGCCCTCGGACGGGTCAGGCGGCTACTCCCGCGACGTCCGGTACTGGGAGACGGTGACCGCTGCGGACCTGTTCGAGGAGCTCGAGAAGACGGGGGTGGAGATTGACTTCCGCCCCTATCTGACGCCTGGCGGGTCGCTCCGGTGGGCGGTGGACGTGGCCGAGCGGATCGAACGGGGCGCCACAGATCTGACGGTCAACGCGTCGCAGTCCGTCGTCAAGGGTCTCAGCGTCGTGGAGGACGGGGCGTCGCAGGCGACGGGCGTGATCGTCACCGGGAAGGGCACCGGGGCGAACATGCTCGTCGCCGGTTCCGCTCGCAACCCATACGGGATCCCCGCGCGCGACGAGAAGCGCGAGGCGAAGGACATCGACATCCCGATCGTCCTGCAGGCGCAGGCGAACTACGCGATGGCGGAAGCGGCCGATGTGACCGAGCAGTGGTCGTTCGGCGTGCGCCTCGAGGACCCGGTCACCCCGCAGATGGTGCAGCCGGGCCGGATCGTGCGACTCGACGTGCGAGACGACCCGTGGATCCCGAGCGGTGTCTACCAGCGGCGCATCATCGCGCTCTCCGGAGACATGACGGTGAACGTGAAGCCGGAGGTGCAGTAGATGGTCGACGACCTGAGCGACTTCAACGCCGAGCTGGTGGACCTGAAGCGCAGGATCACCCGCCTCGAGTCGGGGTCCATCCTCGAGGCGTCGTCAATCGACCGGGGCGGCATGACCGTCCGCGCAGCCGAGGGCATCAGGGTGGAAGCCCCGGGCACGATCATGGTCGGCGGTGACGAGCCGGTGACGCTCGGGCAGTTCGGTGGCCAGGCGCAGATCGCGGTCGGCACGGAAGGACTGATCTTCGGGGAGGGCGGCTACCTCGTTGTCCGGTACGCGGATCACAACGTGCTGAGCGCGAACGCGTCAACCACCTCTATCGACGGCCCCGGCGAGGCCGGCGTCGTGGTGTCGAGCAACGCGGTACGCGTGGACGGCCCCGGCGACATCGAGGTGAACGTCGCTTCCGGCGGCATCCAGCTCGTCGGCCCGGGCGGTTCCCGGGTCAGCATCGAGGGCGGCTCCGTGGGGATCGTCGTCGACGGCAACACGGCTATCGCGTTCTACGACAGCGGCCACATCCTGGTGAATCGTGGCCTGATCCCGCAACTCCCGTCGGGCATGACGGGGGAGTACCTCGTCCTCGGGTCCGACAACCGCCTCTACCGGACCCAGGGTGGCTCCGGCGGCGGCCCGGGCGGATCCCGCTTCCAGTGGCCGTTCTCGCTCGACCTCGTCACCTCGGAGTTCCGGCCGCCTGATCGCCCCAGCCATGAGGGCATCGACTTCGGCCTCGGCATCGCGAACATCGAGGGCACCCCGATCCCGTGCATGGGGAGCGGGACTGTGTCTCGGATCCTCGCCGAGGGGCAGGGGCACGGCTGGGGCAACGGTGTCGTGGTCGACCACGGCACTGTGCTCGGCAACAACCTCCGCACCCTGTACGCCCACATGTACCAGCCGCCGGCTGTCTCGCTCGGCCAGCAGGTGGGCAAGGGGCAGACGCTCGGCGGCATCGGCAACACCGGCAACAGCTTCGGGAACCACCTGCACCTGGAGACCCACGTGAACGGTGTGCCGATCAACCCCCGCGACTTCATGGCCACCTACCAGAACGCCTAAAGGAGACCCGATGGCTCTCGTCACCGTCACCGGCAACGTGTGGGATCACACGGGCGCGCCGATCCCCGCCGAGCGGCGCCCCGTCTTCGGCTTCCGCCCGTCGCGGTCGAACCTCGTCGACGGCGGTCTCGCAGCAGACGTCGAGGCGATCGCCACTCTGAACCCGGAGACCGGGGCCTTTACATGCGAGCTCCTCGCCGAGCCGTGGACGATCTACACGCCGTTCCTGCGGTGGCTGATCAACACCGACGACGGCCCCGAGCGATGGGCGTATGGGTACGCGGAGTGGTCGTGGACCTTCAACCCGTACCCGAACGGAGGGCCGATCTCGGAGCTCGCACCGGTCGACCTGTCGATCTACAGCGTGCTCGTGTCCCTCGACCCGCCGCCGCCGGGCTACCGCGGCTGGTACCTCAACGCGCCCGGTCCTGGGCAGCCGCCCGGCGACCCTGACGATCCCGCCTCCAGCGGGACTGGAATTCTCGAGATTGTGAGCTGACGATGGCACGTGTTCCGATCGCCAACCTCAAGGGCCCGAAGGGCGAGACGGGCCCCCGCGGCCTCCCTGGCGTGAACGCCGTGGAGAACGACGAGGCCGTGGCTACCTATGTTCGCGAGGACGACACCGCCACGCACGCAGCGGTGCTCGAGGTCGCGGCCGCAAAGGAAGTTCAGGACACCGTCGAGACCGGGCGGCTTTCGCCGTCCCAAATATCGGCCGCCATTTATGGGGCCGTCGCGCCCGCCATCGACGCGATCCTGGACGGCCCCGAAGTGGCCGAGAAGATCGAGACCGCTGTGGAGTCGGTGGTCATCACGAGCGAAGGCGGCGTAATCCCCGAGGCGGAGGACAACACAGTTCGGCTCGGATGGGACGAGCCGACGACGGTGTATCCGTCCATCTACCCCGGGACGTATCCGGTGAGCACCGCGTACCCTGTGTGGGAGTACGTCCCCCGGCTCGACGATGAGGGCCGGATTCCGCTCGCGCTCATGCCGAACGGGTACGCGCCCGGCGGCGGGGCTGTCGCGGTGCCGATGTCGATCGCCACCGGCTTCACGCCAACCGCATGGGGACAGTTCCCGGCAGCGTATTCCGCTGGCGAAGCAGTGTTCCTGTCTGGGCAGATCGCCGCGGGTGCCGCGGACATCGAGCCCGGCGTTCTGCTGGCGACGGCAGCGCCCGGCGTCTGGGCGGCAGACAAGCGCGTCACCGTGCAGACACCGACTGGTGTCGTTCTTCTGCTGACGACCGCGACGGGTCTCGTGGTCGAACAGATCCTCTCGGGCGGTTCCGCGCCTTGGGTCAATCTCGATGGGGCGGTGATCGCTAGTGCAGGTTGATTCTCTGACGTTCCCCGGCAACGCGAACCTCATCGGCATGGACGACCCCACGCCGATGCTCCGATGGACCCTCCTGTCCGCAACGCCGGGGGACGCGCAGACTGCCTACGAGATTCAGGTCGGCACCACAGAGGCTGGCGCGGACGTGCTGGCGACCGGCAAGGTCACCTCGACCGTGCAGGACATCGAGCTGACGTTCCCGATGCTGTCTGCCACGACCTACCACCTGCGGGTGCGTGTGTGGGACGCGGCGAATGTCGCCTCCGATTGGGCGTCCATCGTCTTCACGACCGGGCTGTTCTCGCAGTTCGACTGGGCGGGCGCACAGTGGATCGGTGGCCCTGATGTTGACGCGGCCCCGCTGGTCCGCCGGACCTTCACGCTCCCGGCGGCCGCGACGCGAGCGTTCCTGTTCGTCGCGGGAGCCGGGTACGTTGATGCGTCCGTGAACGGCGTGCCGGTGTCGGACACGCGCGTTCTGGAACCGGGCTACACCGTCTACAACAAGCGGGTGCAGTACGCCGCGCACGACGTGACCGGGCTGCTGAATGCGGGCTCGAACACGCTCAGCGCGATCCTCGGCCGCGGGTTCTATGGCGTGACCACGGACACCGACTGGGACTGGAACACGGCCCCGTGGCACGGCGCGCCGCGGACGATGATGGTGCTGCTGGCCGAAACCCCCGCGGGTGATGTACGGGTCGTCACAGATGGTTCGTGGGAGACGCGAGCCTCGCAGATCACCGCGGATTCGATCTACCTCGGGGAGATCATCGACACGCGCATCGACACGTCCACCGGGTGGACGGCCGCGACCGTCTGGCCCGCGCCGGCCGCGCGGGTGCAGGCGATGCGGCAGCCTCCGATTGTTCGGCACGCGCCGATCGAGCCCGTGTCGGTCACGGAACTGACCGGTGGCCGCTACCTGTATGACTTCGGCATCGTGACGGCCGGATGGGTCTCCGCGACTCTCACCGGCACAGCGGGCACGGACGTGCGGGTCGTGTACGGGGAGAAGATCAAGGCGTCCACGGGCGAGCCGAACGTCGACAACCCCGCCGTCGTCGGGGTCATGCAGACCGATCACGTCATCCTCAATGGATCGGCGGTGGAGTACGAACCGCGCTTCTCGTACAAGGGCTTCCGGTACGTGCTCTTCGAGGCCCCGGCGCAGCCGTCGAACGTCGTCGCGGTCCCGGTGTACTCGGACGTGCCGGACATGGCCTCGTTCACGTCCTCGAACGCGCTGCTGAACCAGCTCTGGGGGATGGCCCGACAGTCGCAGCGGATCAACGCGCACGGCATCGTGTCCGACACCCCGACGCACGAGAAGATCGGGTGGCTGGGCGACACGAACGTCACCGCCGGTTCTCTCCTGGCTGCATCAGATGCGCATCCTCTGCTGAGGAAGTGGCTGACGGACATGGCGGACTCGACGGACGCCGCGGGAGTCCTCCCATTCATCGTCCCCTCGTCCGGCTGGTACGGGTACGGGCGAGCGCCCGAGTGGTCGTCGGCGTTCCTACTGATCGCGCACCGCATCTGGAAGCTCACCGGCGACCGCACGGTCATCGGCCAGCACTTCCCAGCGATGAAGCGTCACATCGAGAACACGCTCGGCGCATCCACGAAGACGGTCTGGGATTCGGTGTTCGGAGACTGGTCGTCCCCGCTCGGCAACGGCAACGAAGGCGGCAAGGACTACTCGGCAACCCTGTTCGTGATCCTCCAGACGGAGGCATTCGCGGACATGTGCGACGCGCTCGGTGAGCCGTCGTCCGCCTACCGATCACGGGCGGCTTCGCTTCGGGCGGCATACACGGCTCGGCTGTTCGACGGCGTGGACACGTTCCGACCGCAGGCCACCTACACGGGCGACTACAGGCAGGGGCCGAACGTCCTCGCCCTCGCCCACGGGCTGGTGCCAGAGGGGAAGGAAGCGGCGGTCGCCGCACGCCTCGTTGCTGATCTCGAAGCAAGGTCGAACCGGCTCAACCTGGGGATCTTCTCCGAGGAGGAGTTGCTCTGGACGCTCACCGAGCAGGGGTACGTGGATCTGGCGTTCGCGGTAACGCAGGTCACCGTGCATCCGTCATGGGGCCAGTGGGCGACGCTCGGCGCGACCACGACCTGGAACGGATATGGCGACATAGCGGCGCAACGCACCCTGTCGCATCACATGCACAGTTCGTATGTCGCATGGTTCCTGGGCGTGCTGGCGGGGATTCGGGTTCTCGGGCCGGATGAGGTTCTCATCGACCCGCACTATCCGGCTGCGCTCGCGTCCTGCGCAGCAACGGTGCGCACGCCGCGCGGCCCCGTCACGGTGTCCTGGAACGCCACCGAAACAACCATCACCATCCCACCCGGACTCACCGCCACACACGCGGGCGTGCCGCTCGCGTCCGGCACGCACTCCCTCCCGAGATAGAAAGCAGGACCATCATGGCTGTCACACTTCCTCGCCCCACGAACCATGCTGAAGGCGACCCGAACTTCATCCCGAACATCAACCAGATGGAGGAGGCGCTCAACCAGATCCTGGTCGGTACGGGCTGGCGCAACCTCAGCGGTGCCGGTCTCGCCTCCGGCATCACCGGAACCCTGCACGTCGCACGTAACGGACGGAACATCCAGCTTCGATTCAACGGTCTCGCTGGCCCCGCCGGACTGCAGAACATCCTCGCCGCCGCACTCCCGGTCGGGTTCCGCCCCTATCAGGACCGGACCTTCCGGGTCTGGGGAAACAGCAACACCACACCGATTATGAACGTCCTCGCGGATGGTCGAATTCAGCTCGACCTGACGGAGGGGACTGTCCCCTCGACGCAGGAGTGGAGCTACACGACTCAGGATGCCTGGCCCACGACGCTTCCCGGGACCGCCTGACCCCCAACTATCGAACGCAGTACATTGACCCGTTTCGATCACGCACTGGCCGAGATCTCGGCCTCCTGACCTGAAGACCCCTGGCGTCGCCGGGGGTCTTCGTCGTTCCCAGCCCTCGGTGCTCGCCGGGGGGCTTCGTCATTCACGAGGAGGTCCCATGTCCACGCAGGAGGAGCGGGAGCAGGAGGTTCTGTCGCTGATGCGGAAGGCCCTCGATCCCGATCACGAGTACGACGGCAGCGACGCGATGGCCCATCCCGAGGGCGACAAGGGCGGTGACGACTGATGGGCGCCTACACTGGGACGCGGCTGACGTCCGACCACTCTCCGCGTACGCGGGCGATCGGCGGCTGGGTGCTGCACCACGCCGCGATGACCGGCACGGTCCACGCCCTGCTGAACCTGATGATGCCGGGCGGCCGCACTGTCTCGGCGCACGGCGCGTTCAAGGACGGGCAGCGGATCCAGGCCGTGCCGCACAACCGTCGCGCCTGGTCGCTGGCCGACGCGTACTGGGACTCCTGGGCGCTGACGTGCGAGTGCGTGAACAGCAGCGGAGCGCCCGGCTGGAACCTCAGCGAGGCGACGCACGAGTCGATCGCACAGTGGATCGCGGTGACCTCGCGTGACACCGGCGTCTGGCCGCACCGCGACGGCAATCCGAAGACGTGGACGGTCATCGGTCACCGCGAGGTCTACACCATCCACGGCGGCTCCTATGCGACCGCCTGCCCGGGCGGCATGAACCTCGGGTGGATCGTGAAGCGCGCGCAGGAGATCCTCGGCGGCAAGGGCAGCACGTCCGCTCCGGCGGCACCGGCCTACTACGCCCCCGGCGACATCACCGTGGGCGTGTCGGTCGCCGACGTGCAGCGCCGGCTGGTCGCACACGGCGTCAGCGTCGGCCCGCACGGCATCGACAACCAGATGGGCCCGAACACGATCGCCGGCATCTACACGTTCCAGCAGCTCAAGGGTCTGGAGAAGGACGGCATCGTCGGTCCTAAGACGTGGGGCGAACTGCAGAAGGCCCCGGCCGGCGCAAAGCAGCCGATCCCGGGCGTCCCAGCGCCTGCGTACCCTCTGCCGGCGGGCTGGTACTTCGGCCCGAAGTCTGGCCCGCGCGAGAGCGTCTCGGGGTACTTCTCCCACCGCGAGGACCTGCGCCGCTGGCAGCAGCGGATGAAGGACCGCGGCTGGATCATCAACCCGGACGGGCTCTACGGCCCGCAGACGGCCGGCATCGCCCGCGAGTTCCAGTCGGAGAAGAGCCTGCAGGTCGACGCTCTGATCGGCCCGGAGACCTGGCGGGCGGCGTGGGAAGCACCGATCACGTGAGGTCGGTCAGGTTCACCGTGGCGGTCGCTGGGCTCGTTCTCCTCGCGGCCGCCACACTCGCGCTGCTCGAGGTCGGGAACGCCCTAGTTCACCTGCTCGGCGCGTTCTTCTATGTCCTCTCGGGAGGTGCTCCGTGACGTTCGCTCGGCGCCTGTGGCGCGCATCGATCTGGCACCCGGACGCGATCCCCCCGGAGGAAGGGCAGGCGTCGCGCGAGCTGAAGCGGTTCGTGCTGCCCATCTTCGACGTGCTCGTGATCGTCATGGGCGTCAACGCGGTCCGGTACGGGATGCCGTCGTTCGACCTCGTCTACAGTCCCGCGGTGGCGATCGCCGCGTCGTGGGTTTTGCTCGCGGCGGGGCTGGTCGCGCTGTGTGGCATCGCGTTCCCGCGCCTGTGGATCGCCGAGGCCGTTGGGAAGATCGCGATGGTCGCCGTGCTCGGCGGGTATGCCGGCGCGCTGTGGGTGCTGCTGCTGTCGGGGGAATGGGGCCGCGCGTTCGTCGCCGCCGGCCTCACCGCGATCATCGTCCTGCCGATGTGGAACCTCGCCCGACTCGGCCGGGAGCGGCAGCGGAGGCGGGCAACCTCGACGGGTGGTAGCTGATGGAGTGGCTCGGCACCGTCATCGCGTCCGTCTGCAGTCTCGCGGCTGGCCTGGGCGGCGCCTGGCTGCTGTTCCGCGGCAAGAAGGTGGACGCGGAGACCGAGGAATCGAAGACCGAGGCGTCCGCCACCGACGCGTTCCTCAAGGGGCAGCAGGCGTTCCAGACCTACGTCGACGGGATCGTGCAGGCCCGCGTCACGGCCGCTGTGGCGGATCTGCAGCGCGAGCTCGATGAGGTCCGCACCGACCTGGCCACGCTGAGCCGCGAGTCGCACGAGATGAACGACGCGATCCGTGCCCGGGAGACGCAGCTGTGGCTGTGGAACATCCGCAACCGTCCCGGCCCCATGCCGTCCCTGCCCGAGCCGATCCTCCGACGGCTCGGCCTGTCCCACCTGATGTCGCTCGGAGATCTCGAGGACACCCAACCACTGAAGGAGTGAACATGCCCAATCCCACCCAGACCCCCAACGTGGTCATCGAGAACCCGAAGGCCCGCAAGATCGCCCGCACCGTCCTGGACGTGGTCGGTGCCCTTGTCGGCACGGTCATCGTCGTCGACCTCGCTTCGGATGCGTTCGACGCGACCGCGATCACCGCGCCCGTCGTCGCGGCCTGGTCGTACCTCCGCCTCGTCTTCGGTGTCGCGGTCGACAACCCGAACACCCCGAGCGCCTGACGCTCGCACCTACTCTCAAATCTTGAGAGTACGAAGCGCACCGCCCTCTCCCGGGTGAGTCCTTGACGCCAGATGGCGGCAGGCTCCCCAGGAGGGGGCGGTTTCGTGCGTCTATAGGTCGATGATGCCTGGAGGGTCGGACGGCCGCGAGACACGCTCCCAGGGCTCGCGGTGGCCGCATGCGGGGCACGCGTCGCCGTCGCGCTCGGGGCGCATCGTCACGTTACATCGGGGGCAGTCCTGGGTGGCGTGCTCGAGCGGGTCCATGCCCTCATCATGCAACTTCCGTTCCCCGCGTGAAGTGAAACGGAACGGGCCGATCAGTTGCAATCGTCAAGGAACTATTGACACATCCCCAGTCGTCAAGTCATACTTGACGCATGACCAGCACCGCACAAACCATCATCGACGGAGCCGCCACCCTCCGCACCGACCCCAACGACGCCACCCCCGCCACCATCCTCGCCAGCTACGCCGAATACGCCCGCCACGTCGAAACCGAACTCCGCCACCAGGTCACCATCGCCCGCTCCATGGGCATGAGCTGGACCGAGATCGGCAACGTCTTCGGAGTCACCAAGCAGGCCGCGCAGCAGCGATACGGATCCTGA